TTTATTTTTTGATAATTTTAAGAAATCTTCAGTACAACCAATTTCCTGAGAACGTTTAAACATAAAATCAAAATCAAATCCATTTATATTATAACCAGTAACGATATGTGGATTTTCTAATTGCATAATTTTAGTAAATTCTAATAATACACCTTTTTCTGTTTTTTTTTCAATAATTTTAACATTATTTTCAATGACCCACGATTTATATTTTTCAGGGACTTTGCAGCCACCCTTGACAATTATATATCTGGTGTGTGGTTTTTTATCTCCGTAATTTAGAAATGTCATACCAATAAACGTCACCATATCACCTTCTAATTCGGGATAAAATTTTCCCAATGCATTGTTTAATTCAAATAGTTTAGTATCGTGGTCGCATTTATCGTCTTGAATAATTTCCAGAATGTTAGAATTTTTATTATATTTCTTCACTCTTTTGCCCTTTTTATAAGAGGGCAAAACTTCGTCAGATCCATCGCATTCCTTCTTATCATCGCCATCATTGTCTGATTCTGAATCGGATTCTTCATTCTCCATAATATAATCTTTCCTTAACTGGTCTTTCGCAGGAATATATTTCATGAAATTGTCGAAAATGTTATTCAATTGTTCTTTTGAAATATCTTTGACTTTGGGATATACGCTGGCAATATCGGGAGTTCGCTCGTATCCAAATCCAGCGTTAATATGCTTTTTGAAACAATCAATATTAAACTTGGTTATATCGTCCAGTTCATTATAATATTCTAAAATATTGGTAGCCAGTTTTTTGTAATTTTTAATAGGCACTGGGAAATCTCCATGACTACTGCTTGCCTCGATATCAAAGCTACAAATGCTATATTTTACGATATCGTCGTTATAAGCCTTTTCCAAATGTTTATAACTGGTAATATATTCGTAAGCACAATGTGTCGATTTTTGCCTCATTTTACTAATTTTATCTTTTTGTATTTGTACCCAACCGCTCGGGCTAATTTCTTGAATGTGAAATAATTTTAGTAGTGGCGGAATATTGGCTTCATATAAATAACATTTTGTTTCTTCATATAAATATCCATCTCTTACTAATTCTCGCTTGAATACACCATCCACGGTAGAATCAATGTAGAACATTTTCTTTGCTCTGTTGTATGCTCCTGCATTGGTGAATGAAAGCTTGATAAAAGTGTGTAATTTGTTGTCGTCAAAACCATATAATTTGTGCCGTTTAACAAGTTTAGATGCGACAATAGAGTCTTCATAATAAACGCCTAACTTTTCCTTAATATGGCTGACAAATTCGCATCTGTCTGGTTCGTCCCAATCATCTCCTACTTTAATATAATAGAACGGGTTAAAATCCTCTACTATAAGCGAGACTGTTTCTCCGGCAACATTAATTCCGAACATTTGAATAATGAATTTCTTATTATCTTTGAATTGGTCATATCCATGTTTACCCAAATTTTCTGCTTTACTATAATCATCGTATACATTAAAATCATATAATTTTACTTTAACTGGCGATGACATTTATTATTATTATTATATGAATTGAATTATCTTAAAACTGTTTAGATAAATATTTTTGTCAATTAAAAAAATATTTATTTTTTAGTTTTTTTATTTGTTTTTTTGGTACTTCTTTTTTTATATTTTTTAGTTTTTTTTATTTGTTTTTTGCCTCGTCTTCTTCTTTTTGATTTTTTTACTTTTTTTGATTTTCTTTTTCCGCCCCCAACCCGCATCCGCTTACACTCGTCATAGCCCCGCACCCAACTCCAGGGCCTCGCATCGGCCTCCTCATTCATCCTTGCCACTGGATTCTCTACCAACATCTTCATCACACTCACTTTCTTCGCCACCTTCTCTACCGCCTTTTCTACGGCCTCCACACTGTCCCGTACGCTATTGATTAACTCGTTAGTTATATTATCATCCTGCGCCGCCCAGCCCGCCGCGCCGCCTCCGCCACTAAGTCATTTATTCTCGTATGATAATTTATCATATATAATAACTAAACATTAATTAATTTATATTTTTATTTATTTTTTTCGCCACATGGGGTTTGTAAATGGAGTAGTATAATTAATTATATTTTCTGGATTAGTTACACATGTTTGTGCAGTTGATAATTTTTGATTAAGTCTTCTAGATCGAACTAAATTAGCAAAATTTTTTGTTTTGGATACATTATTATTATTTACGTCATGGTGACGTGGGTTTTTAACTGATATATGTTTCTGTGAATTTAATTTAATTTCGACTTTTTCTAAATCGGTTTTACATTCATTGCTTATTTGATATTGATTTATAAATCCTCTACCGTCAATTACATTTTCGTCATACGGTTTTATTGATAAAAGTCTTGGAACATTGTTTAAACTAATAAATCCCTGTATTTGTTTTCTAGATAAATTGCTCCCATTTCTTGCTGGAATAATTGTGCTATTAGTCACGGATGTTTTTGCGCCAGGTAACAATTCAACTGCACGAGTTAGAGTATCTATATTAGGATTAGTAGTTATCTCAATGTTATTCATTGGATATTTATATTCATCTGGTGTATTTTCAGAGTACGGATCATAATATACAAAAACGCAATCTACGTGAGTAAAATCACTTCCAGCTGTTGTAATTAAATTACTGTTTAAAATAAGTTTATGAAAATTAAGTATTATTTCTTCTGATTCAGAACCAGAATCAGTGGTGCCGGGAGAATCATAATCATAAGTATATTTTAAAGTAAAATATATATCAATATCAAATGTTTTATCAAAGTTAAATCTGAAATCATAATTTAATAAATTGTTTTCTACATCTGTATCTTTAAACTCAATTACGGAGTTGTTATTTAACTTTATTGTATATTGATCATCAATTAATATCTCGTTAGCTGTAATTTTAGTGTTGTTATTTTCATAATTAACGTCAAAATGATTACTACTTATTTCGTTGTTTAATAAACCCGAAGAATTGAATCTATGATTATATATATTTTCTGAAAAAACCGAATCATAGTTATGATAAAAATCTAATAAATTAAAATTTATAAATTTGATAGTATTATATTGAATGTTATTGTATAAAATATTAGTGTAGTCATAATCATAATTTTCTTCTAATAAATATCTTTTATCTTTCATATTTTGTGGTATATTTATAGAACTGACCCAACTAGTAAAATATATTTTACTTACATTACCTAATTTTTTTGACTCACTAGTTTCAGTTTGTGTTGATATCGATTGAATGTCTAGTTTCATTTTTGTATATAAATCATTTTGTGTAATACCAGTAATTGAATTACCGAGTGATAAATAAATCATACTACTATCTAACTCCGAATTATTTGAATAAAAATTAGTATTATTATCTAAAATTCTACAATTTAGATAAGTAAAATCATTACTTAAATAAATTTTTCCATAATATTTTGAGAAGTAATCGTAACCTTTGATAACTACAAAATTGATGCACATATCTTCAATTAAACTTTCTTCAAGTTGATCTTTTTTATAATTTAAAACAAATTTAACAGTAGATAAATTCTTTAATTTATTATATAAAAGAATATTATCATTCTCATAATCATATATGGTATTAAATTCTAATTTTGTTACTATTGATATATCCGATGGTTTTAATTCTTCTGTAAAATGTCCTTCTTCTAATTTAAAATAAAACAGATTTGTAAAATTATCCTCCACATAATTCAATTTCGTATCATTATCAAATTCGTTAGTTAATGATACGTTTTTTGTAGTTATATTTATGTTTTTTTTATCATATGGTTCTTCAGTATCGGCTGGTAAACTACGACTTAAATCAATAAAATCTGAAAATTTAAAATTATAGTAATCAGTATTAACAAATGGTTTATAAATATTAAAGAAATATGATAAGCTTTTTAGTAACTTCGGTTCTCCCCCATCGCCTGTATAAGTATTGCGAATATTTAAAATTATATCGTTTAAATTTATTTTAAATAAATCCATAGTCGAAATTTCATTATCTGTACCACTATCTGTATCAATGAAATTATCAAATGAATTAAATAAATATTTATTATTATTGATTACATTATTTGTTATATTATATTTAAGAAATAATATTCGCGGCTTGTTAAAATCATTATTTTTTTGTATAAATTTTATATTATGATATAGATTTTGTTGTGTTATAAGTGTAAATGGTTGCGCGACAGCATCATCATCTCTCTTTATTTGCGCAGATAAAATTACTCTATTATTAAATATATTGTTTGAAAAACTGTCATTGTTAAATATGATAGGAAATTCATAGCAATTATTTGCTTTATCTATTTCTCTGGGCAGTGATGTTTTTATATTAATTTTTGTACCAATAAAACTAAGATCATCGTTATAATTACATGAAAATAAAATGAAATTATTTCTAGACAGATCAGTAATATTTGTATATACCATATTTATTATTAGTTATATATAATCAATAATAAATAATTCGATTTCTGTATCTAATTAATCGAATTAATCTAATTAATTTAAAGAAGTACTTGTACTATCAAAATACCATTCCGGGGATAAATAATATGGTTTTGATTTTTGAATACTAGAATTTTCAGACATTGTTAAATCTGGTCCGTCTGATGTAATTTTATAAATTTCGAAAGTTCCAATGGCATAATTATAATATTTTAAATTAGAAAGATTACCACCGAAGCCACCATTTATATTAACATATACATTATCGTAATTTTGTTTAACAATATTACTTAATTTATGTCTTTTTGTCAATGTACCATTTATATAAACATCTACTATATTTTGACCAGTAACTCTAATTACAACCCCTACCCATTTTTTTATAGGAATACTATCCACGTATATATCATCATAATATTTCTGGGCATTATCCTCGCCGTCGTGGTAAACATTCATTCTAACTAACATTCCCAGAGTGGGGTACTTTTCTAATAAATCGTCACCAATATTTTTTCTTCCAGTATAAAGATAAACGCCGGGGGCATTATTAGGGCCATATACCCCATCTAAAACACCATCGGCTTTTGATGTTGAACCTTTATGAAAAACATGTTTGAAGTCTTTAGAATCATTATATGCTAAATCATTAACATACATCCAAAATGCATATGTAAACTCTGTTCCGTCATATTCATTTTTACTTCTATATATTGGGACAGCATTTTTATCCGAATATGTTTGGGATATGGTCATCCCTTGCGTTGCATCTTTCATTCCTTTAATTATAAATGGGTTTTCCGGGGGTGTTAAATAGAAAATAATCATTCTACTAAATACATAAAATAAAAATACAAATAAAATAATTACTAACAACAAAAATGTTGCTTTTGCTATCAACGTATTTGAATTCAAGAATTCACTACTTGAAGAAATAAAATTTTCACTTCCATACGGAGTTATATTTAAAAATTTTTGTTTTGTTTTACCTAATAAATTATTAACGTTGTCCATTATTATTATATTTATATTATAAATATAATAATATATTTGAAAGTATAGTTATTATGTTAAAATATTTCTAAATAATTATATCGAAACCGAAGATTTCTCTTTGTCGTATTCTAAAAAGCTAACTTTTAATCCATATTTATTATACATTGAATTAGCAAGAGAAGATTTTATACCATCTTTGTAAATATTATATGATTCTTGCGGATTAATTGCATTAGGTTGATATCTAATTCTAGTTATAAAACCAGTAAATCCAGCGTTACTATCTGTTATATCCCCCAAGTAAATGTTTTTATCTTTGTTATTAGATAATTTATTTTTATAAATTCCATGTAAAATAAATGAATTTCTTAATTTACCGTCCAGGTAGACGTCTAACGTTTTAGTATCAACAGATATAGTTAAACAATTCCATTTTTGTACTGGAATATTTTTAATTAAATATCTAGTCGCCGTCGTCTCGTTCGTTCTAGTTTCACTATATGTTTCAATATCTATAATTAAGTTATTTTCATATTTATCTAAAGCAATATTTAAATTTTTAAAGGTTTTTTCCGCATTCTCTTCAGTACTACTACTACTGCTGATTCCTCCTACAACGTCTTTAATATTTTCATGGGTCTCGGCGCTATTTTTAGACGATACAAAAAGAATATTTTTTTCAGTTGCAATATTATCTCCCCAATTTTCTATATAAAACCATACACTTAACATAAAATTCGACGTGTTATTTTCATTGAAATCTTTATTACCAATTACATTTTTATCTGTCTTAAAATACGAATTTCCACTAACTTCACCAGCGCGTTCTTTAGCATTGCACATTATATCATAAATAATGTCAGTGATGAAGAAAAATCTAGTTAATAAATATATTACTAATAACACTAATATTGTTATAATTATTATATTTGATACTTTCATTATTTAATATAAAGTAATATAATATTTTTTATAATATATTTATTCTATTTATTCTATTTATTCTATTTGTTCTATTTATTCTATTTGTTCTATTTATTCTATTAAATAATATATTTTGCTAAAATTTTATTATTGAAGTTGTTTTTGTAATTTATCGGTTAGCGAGTTTTGTATAAAGCTTGCCTCGTTTTCTGTAGGTTTAATTGTCAAATTATATAAAAATTCTATATTGCTAACCGGGCGAGGAGTTTCATAATAATATATATCTTTAATACTGCCATGTATACCCTTGTCTTCGCCTATTGTAATTGTATCATTATCAAAATATGGGGGAACATTTTTTTTAGAACCTACTAATTTACCATCTATAAATACATCTATTATATTATTTTGATAATTAATTGTAAATAACATCCATTTCTGATATTTAAGTTTTTTTGTTTCATATATAATATCGGTTTGGCTTCCTTCACTGGTTTGTGTTTTAGATTTAACTAATAATTTTCTATTACGCCCATCGTATAATATAACTGGTTTATTGCCATAATTAAATAATTCTGTTTCTTTATTATATGCTATACTAGTATTAGTTGGTTGTGGATTTAAATAAATATAAAAACTAATACTATAAGTGTATTTGTATTGAAATTTTCTATTATTAAAATCCCCAAATAAAGCTTTAATATTATATTCTTGTTCCGGATTTTCATCAAATAATGTGTATTTTTTCTTAGACAAACTTATTTTATTTTTATTTAATATATATTTTTTACTAAAATCTTGATACGTTCCAATTACTCTTCTATTATCTAAATAATAAGGACCTTTACCCGCTAATAAATCATTTTTATCCATGCTTATAATAAATTGAAATAATAAAGGTATTCCAATAAATAAACCTACTAGAATTAAAAGTAATATAAATAATAAATAAACCGATGATGGGGTTGCTTTCACGTCTTTGTTGAATTCATCAACTATTATAATAAGTAAACAAGGTATGAAAAATATAAAATTTTTTACTATACATAAAATTTGCGGTATCATGTATTTACTATCTTCACAATTTGTTAAAACAATAGATGCTAACTTCGCAATAATTGATAAAGATACAACTAGGATAAACAATCCAATAAATATTTGTGTAACTATATATAAATATTGATATTTATTATATAAATTATAGAAAGAACCTATAATAGCAATAATAATAAAAATAGTAAAAAAAAGAATTCCCAAAAATTTGATCATGTTAGTTATAGGCAGCGAAACTGTTTTTGTAAAATTGATATTATTGAATGAATATTTTTTATCATTCACCTGAATAATTTTTCGCGATGAATCATTATAATAGTTTATTAGGTTTGAGTTGTCTATTATTGATGCTGATTTTTCATTTTCATTTCTGTATATAAAAAAGTAAAAAATGCTCAATAAAAATCCACCAAAAAATAATGAAATAACTTGAAGATATTTATCAGGAACATTTATTAAATTTGTTAAAATAACTAAAATGATAAAAACCAATGTTAATAAAATACTAATATAATATTTATAATTAGACGAATTAATAACACCATTAAGTATTAAATAAAATTTCTCAATAATATAATTTATATTATTTTTAAATATATTATATAAGCTACTACTTATAATCTCTATATCACTATTGCCCATGATTATATTATCTATATATAATATATATAATTAAATTATTAAATTTTATAAGTTTTCTAAAGCGGTTTTCTTACCATGACAATCTCTACATAATGCTTCTAAATTTTCAACATCGTTTGAACCTCCGTATTCTAATTTTGTGACATGATCGACTTCAAACCAGGCGGGCAATTTTATTTTACAATGTTTACATTGCCAATTTTGAGATGCGGCTACATATTTCTTTTTTGTTTCACTGACAGACCGCTTGGTTGATTTAGATCCAGTAAGAATTTTTTTTTGTTGCGAAGTTAAATTAGTATATTGGTTTTGATTTACGGGTTTATAATTACTATTTATAGAGTCACCTATTGCTTTTCCAGTAAAATCAATAATGGGGGCTAACATAGAGGTTGTTTGTCTATCAACTGGTAAATATTTAATATACCCATTCGCATTTGCAAAAAATTCTTTGCTATTTTGAGGTGATTTTTTTAAATAAATGTATACACATAATCCAACAAATCCAATAAATATCATTTTATAATACTTATTGTAATATTTTATTTTTGCTAAAATTTTACCTTCATAATATATATTTGCAATAAAAATTAATACTACACTTCCTATAAATAATTCAAGTTTCATAATTTATATAATTAGTATAAAATAATTATATAAATTATCTATTTATTTTTATAAGTATAATGTTGTTTGTAATATTTATAAATTTAACAATAGATAACTAAAGTTGTATAAATAGTTGTTATTTATTATTAAAGTGTAAAAAAATGATAATAGCAATAAGAAATATTATCATAGTTGTGAAAATATATTTATGTTTATTTTTACTTTCTTCTTTTTTCTTCAACTCTTTTGGTTTATAATCTTCATAAAATGTATCCATGGCTTCGTAATATCCCATTTCTGGTTTACCTAAAAAAATATTAATTTTATTATGAATAAACCATACCCATTTAATAAAACTTTCTTTATTGGATAAATAAGCTTGTGGTGGATAATTATCTATAAATTTAGAAAATGTGTTTCCCATATTTTCGTTTGGTAAAAAAAGCGGAAAATTCATAATTAAATCGTAATATTTTCTTTTAATAACTTCATTCGGATGATTTGGATAAGTTAAAGCGATGGTATATAGAAATTTCCAATATAAAGGGCCCCATACTTTTTCGTCTAAATATGTAATCATAATTAATTTATAAATATATTTTTAAAGATTCTATAAAACCTATTTTTATAATATACGTGATGTGAAGTTATAAAAACATCAATAGAGAGAGAGAGAGATTAATATAAAAGCATATAAAAACATGCTAACAAAATATATAGTTAAAACGATAAATGAATAGTAAGAAAAATACATTTTGTAATAACTGTGGTAAACTAGGTCATTTATTTCATCAATGTAAAATCCCAATAACATCAATAGGTGTTATAGCTTTTAGAAAAAACAATGATACTACAGAGGTTTTGTTGATTAGAAGAAAAGATAGTTTGGCGTTTGTAGATTTTTTACGTGGAAAATATAATTTAGAAGACAAACAATATTTAATAAATATTTTTGATAAAATGACAGTAGGCGAGAGAGAATTTATATTAAAAAATGAATTTGATGTTCTTTGGAATTATTTATGGGGGACAAATATAACAAACCAGTATAAAAACGAAGAGAAAACATCCAAATATAAATATAAACAATTAATTAGTGGAATAAAATTAAATAATGATTTTTATAATTTAGAAGATATAATAAAACAATGTGGCGAAAAATATTTAGAGCCGGAATGGGGATTTCCAAAAGGAAGACGAAATTATCAAGAAAGAGATATGATATGTGGTTTAAGAGAGTTTGAAGAAGAAACGGGATACGATAAAAACGAATTAATAATTGTTAGTAATATTTTGCCCCTGGAGGAAATTTTTACAGGTTCAAATTATAAATCGTATAAACATAAATATTTTTTGGGATACGTAAATAATACACACGAACCAAAAAAGGAATTTCAATTATTTGAAATAAGCAAAATAGAATGGGTTAATATAAATGACGCAGAAAAATATATGCGAAATTATAATATAGAAAAAAAAAAAATATTAATTGAATTAAATAAATTATTAAAAACTTATAAACTATATATTTAATATATAATGAGTAATATTGTAAAAATAGAAGATGATAATAAACAAAAAAATCACGTAGATATATTAAACGAAGACAGTGATCAAGAAACATCTGACAAAGGCAGCAACATAGAAATGTCGGGGTCAGGCAGTGACACTGTAACATTGGAATCGGACAGCGAGATAGAAATATCAGAAAAATTAGAAAGTGAAAATAAACCAAAAATAGATATAAAAGATGAAGTAATTGGAAAAAAAAACCCAGTATTACATAATTTATTTAAAAACAATATAAATAATTTTAATTTTGATAAAAGCGTTTTGGTAAATAACGAAGACAAACTATCGAGTAAAAAAGATGCGCAATATTTTTTAAATGCAATTGAATTATTAAATAATAAATTGTCCGATGAAATTACGAATGAAAGAATAGAAAATAATGGGAAAACATATATGATGGATTATTTATACCCAACGCTAGATGATAAAAATTTAAATAATAAAATAAGTAGTAAAAAAGAATTTAATGAATATAAATTTGATATAAATATAAATGAAAATATAGAAGAAGAGGCAGAAAAATTATGTAATAAAGATTTTGCTTTAGCGCCCCATCAAAAATTTATAATGAATTTTTTATCAGAATATACACCTTATAATGGTGTATTATTATATCACGGCCTTGGAACAGGAAAGACTTGTTCTGCTATAGGTATTGCGGAAGAATCAAGAAGATATATGAAATATAATGATATTGATAAACAAATTTTAATAGTAGCATCTCCAAATGTACAAATAAATTTTAGATTGCAATTATTTGATGAAACTAAATTAGAATATAAAAATAATAAGTGGATAATTAATAATTGTGCCGGTCAAAACATATTAGACGAAATAAATGCACTGCAATCAAAAATACCAAAATCAAAAGTAATAAAATTGGTAGATAATATAATTAATAATTATTATTCGTTTATAGGATACATTGAACTGGCCAATTTAATCAATAAACATTCGAATATAAATAATTTTCTTAAAGAAAATTCAAAAATATCAAAGAAAAAACAGAATCTATTAATAAAAAATAAATTGGAGAAATTTTTTGGCAATAGATTAATAATAATCGATGAAATACATAATATAAGAGATACAAAAGATAATTCAAATAAACTTGTAGCAAAGCAAGTAGATAATTTAGTAAAAAATGTAAATAATATGAAATTAGTTTTGATGTCTGCAACACCAATGTTTAATGATTATAAAGAAATTGTATTTCTATTAAATTTATTAAATGCGAATGATAAACGCAGTTTGATAGAAATAAAAGATGTATTTAATAGCGATGGAAGTTTTGTATTAGATGAAGATGGTAATGAATCTGGAAAAGATTTGTTAATAAGAAAATTAAATGGTTATGTTAGTTATGTAAAAGGAGATAATCCATTTATTTTTCCATATAGAATTTTACCCGAATTATACGATATAGAAAAAAGTTTAAAAAATCCCAATTTTACCTATCCAATAAATAATGTAATAGGAAATAGATTGGGGGAAGATATAAAAATAACTTTATTAGATTTATATTTAACAAAATTAAATGATTACCAGGAGAGAGCTTATAATTTTATAGTAAGTAAAACAGAATTTAAAGATGATAGTGATTCTTATAAATATACACTGTTATTAAAACCATTAGAATCATTAAATATAGTATACCCGAATAAAGAATTGGAAAATGTTTCGTTAGAAGAAATGAATTCATTAAAAATAGATGTTAAAAATTTAGTGGGAAAATCAGGGCTATCGAACATAATGTCATATGAACAAGATACAAAATTAGGATACAGATTTAATTATAAATATATAGATGATTCTGCGGAGAAAGTTTTTTTAAGAGAAAATTTAATAAAATATAGTTCAAAAATATCAAATATAATTAATTCAATTGAAAATTCCAAGGGCCCAATTATTATTTATTCTCAATTCATAGATGGGGGGTTAATACCGCTTGCACTTGCGCTCGAATCGTATGGGTTTAAAAGATACGGAAATTCAAAATCTTTATTTGAAAAACCACCCATTGAAGAATTAGATATATATTCTTATAAATCTAAAACCGAAGCATTAAAAGAAAATGGGAAATTTAGATCTGCGAAATACATAATGATAACCGGTGACAAAGTTTTATCCCCAAATAAAGAGGAAGAATTGAAATCATGTAATGATCCTGATAATGTAAACGGTGAAAATATAAAAGTAATATTAATATCAAGCGCAGGAAGCGAAGGATTAGACTTTAAATATATTAGACAAATCCATATAATGGAGCCCTGGTATAATGTAAATAGAATTGAACAAATTATAGGAAGAGGTATACGAACATGTAGTCATAAAGATTTACCATTAACGGAGAGAAACGTTCAAATATTTATGTATGCTTCAATTTTATCAAATTCGACAATAGAAACTGTAGATTTATTAATTTATAGAAAAGCAGAAGAAAAGGCCAAATTAATAGGTAATATAACGAGAATAATGAAAGAAAATAGTATTGACTGTCATTTAAATTATGATTTAAATATGTTTAATGAAAATAAATTTTCAAAATTAGTAAATAATGAGTTGAAAATAAGATTATCAAATAATAATGTTATAAAATATAAAATAGGCGACAAAGCATTTTCGCCGCTATGTGATTATATGGCTTCGTGTGAATATAAATGTAACCCAGAAAAAGAAGAAGATATTTTACAAAAAGATGAAGAAAATAATTTTAAAACGTTTAATGATATGTATTTAGAGACCAGCAATAATAGAATAATAAAATTAATAAAAGATTTATATAAAGAAAATTATTTTTATAATAAAGAAGACTTGATTGCGTTAATAAATTTAAAAGATAATTATTCATTGTTAGCAATAAATAATGCATTGGATGAATTGGTTAATAATAATTTACAAACAATAACTGATAAATATGATAGGGAGGGTAAATTGGTAAATATAGAGAGTTTATATATATATCAACCATTGGAATTAGATAATGAACGTACATCTATTTATTATAGAAGTTCACTTGGAAATAATATATTAAATTCTATCACATATGAAGTTCCGGATATAAAAGAAAAAAAAATAAAAACAACCGACGAGAAAAAATTACCCAATGAAAGTTTTAAAGAATCTGAGAAAATACTTTTAGAAATAATACATAATTATAATAATATTATAGATGGGAATATAAATTATGTTGAAAAAAAGGAAAAAAGTAAATATAATTCATTGGCTTATATTATGAATTTAAATAAAAATAATGATTCAATTATATTTAATGGTGATTTGGAAATATTGAAAGATATTATTTTGGATATTTTAATTGATAATCTTTCAATGCAGGCATATGTAGATTTATTTACATATATATTTAATAATATAAAAGCATACGAAGAAAACGAATCAGAATACATAAATATTGTTATTTCAATAAAAAAATATTTTGATCAATCGATAATCAATATAGAGCATAATGGTAAGAAATTAAAAGGATTCGTTTTTCATTTACCAAGTGAATATGCAAAATATACATTATTATTAATAAATCAATACGAAAAAGGAATCAATATCACATATGGAGAAAATTCGGATTATAAACACTCTATAGATACTATATTAGAAAAATATAATGTAGATTCGGAATTATTTCCCAATGCGTTCGCATATATAGATGAAGGTAAAAAAGTAGACGATTTTTATGATTTTAAAATCATTCATTTTTTACATGAAAAAAAAGTATTTTCTAAAGGAAGAATATGTAATAACTTTCATAGAATACAAGATAAATATGATGCATTTATGAACCAATTTATGACAAAAGAAGTTTATAATAGTTTAAATAAAAAATTTAAACTGGGAAAACATATATGTATTGTTTCCGAATTATATTTTAGATATTATGATATAATTGCAAAAGATGGTAAAAAATGGTTTTTTAATATGAATCATGCTGCAATTAATGATAAAATAAAGTTAATAAAACATTAAACATTAAACATAAAGATAATTATTAAAAAATGAAATATTTATTAATTTAAAATTGAATAAATTAAAGATATATTTATATATTTATATAAGTGATGACTGCAAATAAAATTTATACGAGGGTATTGCTATCCGAGAAATTAAATATAAATTTTAAAAATATTAATCCGGGCATTTATAATACTTTACAAAAGTTAATTAAAGAAAAAACAGAAGGTGTATGTATTGATGAGGGGTTTGTAAAGCCTGATTCTGTTAATTTAGTATCTTATTCTTCTGGTGAATTATTTGCAAATAATGTGTCATATGATATAACATACGAATGTTTAGTTGCAAATACAGTTGAATCTATGACATTTGATTGTATTGTAAAATCTATTACTAAAGTAGGAATACGTGCCGAAATAAATGATTTAGTAAGTCCATTTATAATATTTATTGCAAGAGATCATCATTTTAATAATGAATTATTTTCCAAAATTAATGAAAATGACATTATTAATATCAGAGTATTAGGGCAACGATATGAATTAAATAATAAGTTTATTTCAGTCATAGCTGAATTAGTAGATATAAATAATTATGAAACATCAAAAACCGAATTAGAAAACACAGAACCAATTAATCCAAATAAAAAATAAATAAAAATTTGGGTATTTAGATTAAACAATCTTTTTTATTCTAAAATAATACTATTTAATTACACATATATATATAATTAAACAGCATTAAAACATATCATTACAATGTATAATTATGAATTTGGAATATGATAATATAGATAGTAATGTTGTCGGCGATATAGATAGTAATGTCACAGGAGATATAGATAGTAATGTTGTCGGCGATATAGATAGTAATGTCGCGGGAGATATAGATAGTAATGTTGTAAATAGTGTCGAAAAAAATACAAATTATGAAGAATTAGATAAGTTAAGAAAAATTATTGAAAATTTAAATAATGGTCATCATTTAGAAATAGCAAAAATATTTAAAAATAATAATATAAAATTAACCGAAAATAATAATGGTATTTTTATAAATTTAAATAACATATCAGATACAATAATAGCCGATATTAAAAAATACATTGAATTTATAAGATTCCAAGAAAGCTTAATAAAAATTGATGAATCAAAGAAAGAAAAATTAGAAAAAACATATTTTAACGATACCACAGATCAAGCATTAGAATCTGATGTATAATATTTTTTATATATATTTAAAAATATATTAAAGATAAAAATTTAAATACAATGATATAGATAAAGATAATATTTAACTATGTATGCTTTAAATATTACCAGCACCAAAACTATAACTGATTTAGAAAAATTTATGTTAAACAGTATAAAAAAAGAGTCTTCTTCCGCTATAGAAAATTTAAATACTGATGCAGATGTAACGGTAAACACTAATGCAGATAAAAGTAAAAGTATTGTCCCGCGAAATAATATATATGTAAATTATAATAAATTAAAATCAAAATATAATGAAAAACCAGGCACATTTAAGAAGAATCATATCTTAAATGATAAACTATTTTGGTGTTTTTATAAATTATATAATAAAGTAAACGATACTGATTTAGAATATATTAATATATTTACTACCGAAAAAGAATTTAAACTTTCGGTTATTGAAAAAATTAAAAATAATAAAGATTTATTAAAAAAACATAAAATACAAATAAATGCCGTTGTAAGTGAAATTACCAATGATAAACAAATTACTTTACCATCTTTTAAAACTCTATGTATTTTATATAATTTAAATATTATTGTTATTAAAGATAATAATACATATACGCGTTTTACCAATTATAATTTAGAAAATACTATCGACAATTTAGATAATTATGATGCTATTAAACTATTGTATAAAAATTCATCCGGTTTTAATACTAATTATGTAATTCAAATGGAGCTTGATAAAGCCGAAATTCAAAATGCAGTTAGTAATTTTTATTATGTTAAAAATCTGGACAAACCATTAAAATCTTTAAGTGGTTATAATTTACAAGAAATAATTGAAATCGCTAATAAATTAGAAATATCTATTTTGCGCGATAATGGTAAAAAAAAAACAAAAACCGAACTATATTCTGATTCTGTAAAAAAAGTAAATTAAATTTAAAATTGAATTATTATTTATTTAAAATTGTAATAAATAATAAAACAAATATATATATTATGACTACTACAAAAGAAACAACTAAATTTAAAGAAACTGCTTTGGGTGTTATTTCGCAAAAAAAATTCAAAACTGTAATTGAATCAAGCGACGATAGTGATGCTACTAAAAAATTAAAACGACTTATTAATTTGTATTTAGTTAATGTGTCAAAATTATCTGATAATATGGTTCCAGAGTTAGAAGTCCGATTTGGAACCAAAAAAATCAAATCTTTAACAAAAATAGATTTTTATAATATTATTAGAAGTTTATTAAATAATAATTTTAAAAATACACTGGAAAACTATCATTTGAAAATTATAACAGACAACGAATCTTCTAATATTCGTACACAGATTACGGGTTTTCCCAATGTTCAACATTATTGTAAATACAATAATATACAAGATATACTTGATACGGCAAATGTTGAATTTGTCGAAAAAGATTATTTTATTAATAATGGCGAGAAAATTTATCCTATAGATTATGATGATTTTAATTTTAGAATTTCATATCAAATTGAAAAAAATTATAATAGTAATGACGTTACTATTCAAAATATTTTAAATAAATGGAGTTCAACTAAAAAAATTTTTCGTTATATTAAACGCTTCGAATTTACCAATCCCGATTTTCCATTTTTAATTCATTGTAGTATAGTAAAAACATCAAAAACCAATAATGGAAAATTAATACCCCAATTTAATATTAAAGATTCTGACGTATTTAATTCCGCCGAACAATACGAAATAGAAATAGAATTAAATAACGCGCAAATAGGTATTGATACGCAATTTTCAACAGGTATTAACATCCATAATAAATTAAGACAAGTTATTAAATATGTATTAATTGGTATTCAACAAACTAATTTCCCGATTTCATTAAGAGATCAAAGTCAAATTATTATTAATTATCTTAAAATTGTAAAAAATAAAGATTATGATGAAACAAAAAAACCGTTAAACATAGACTTTATTGGACCATCATCATCTACTCTGCAGATGATTAATCTTATTAATGAAAACGATATTAACGAAAGCAATAAATCAATTCCTAATATTCGCAATAACTATACCGTTACAGATAAAGCAGATGGTTCCCGAAAATTATTATTTATCAATGAAGATGGTAAAATTTATTTAATTACTACTTTAATGACGGTTGAATTTACTGGTGCCATAACAGAAAATAAAGACCTGTTTAATACAATTATTGATGGTGAACATATCTTACACAATAAAAAGGGAGAATTTATTAATTTGTTTGCTGCATTTGACGTTTATTATATTAATAATAAAAATGTCACCGGATTAGCATTTGTAATTTTAGAAAAACCCGAGAACAAAGCAGTATATAATAAAGGCGATGACGAAAAAGAAGAATCTAACAAACCACCCACTAAAACCCATGATACTAGATTGGTTATTTTAAAAAGCGTAATTAAAAAATTAAATCCTATATCTATTATTCCAAACACCAAGTCGCCTATTAATATTGTTAATAAAAAATTTTATGCCAATAATATATTTTCTGCTTCTAATACTATTTTAAATAATCTTAAACATGGCTTATTTGAATATAATACAGACGGGTTAATATTTACGCCCGCAAATACTGGTGTTGCCAGTAATAAAGTTGGATTGAATGCTCCAAATTTTAAAATAACCTGGAACGAATCATTTAAATGGAAACCGCCAGAATTTAATACTATAGATTTCTTGGTTAAGTTTCAAAAAAATGATTATGGTGGAAATAAATTAAACCATATTTACAGCGATGGTGTTAATTTAACTAATTCCAACCAATTTCAAAAGTATTATACATTAATTTTGCACGTGGGTTTTGATGAGAAAAAACACGGATATATTAATCCCTGCAACGATGTTTTAAATGATAATATCATTAAGAAACAAGACTATCAATCGTATAAATCTGATTATAAACCGGCCCGTTTTTATCCTACGAATCCGTCGGATGAAAATGCCGGATTTTGCAATATTATTGGATCAACCGATGAATCTAATAATTTAAAAATTTATACGGAAGAAGGTGAAGAAATTGAAGATAATACTATAGTTGAATTCAAATATGATAATTCCAAAGACCCATTGTGGAAATGGATTCCTTTAAGGGTTCGTTATGATAAAACATCAGAATTAAGAAGTGGTGTTAAAAATTTCGGCAACGCATACCATGTTGCCAATTCTAATTGGCAATCTATACACAATCCCGTAACAGAAAATATTATAAGTACCGGAGAACATATTAAAATCGACAATAATGACGACGATGTTTATTATAATAAAATAACTAGTAAATCAGAAACACGAGCATTGAGAGATTTCCATAATTTATATATTAAAAATATGCTTATTAGTAAATTATCAAATATTGGAACTACGTTATTAGATTTTGCATGTGGTAAAGCAGGCGATTTACCAAAATGGATTAATTCTAATTTATTATTTGTATTGGGCATTGATCTAAGTAAAGATAATATTGAAAATAGGATTGACGGTGCATGCGCTAGATATTTGAATTATGCTAAAAAATTTACTACTATTCCAAAAGCTATATTTATTAATGGTAATAGTTGTATGAATATAAAAAATGGCGATGCTTTTAGTAACGAGAAAAATAAACAAATTATCAAAGCATTATTTGGAGAAGGTAATAAAAATGAAGTTGTTTTGGGAAAAGGTGTTTATAATAATTATGGCATTGCACAAAATGGATTTAATATCACGTCGATACAGTTTGCTTTACATTATATGTTTGAAAATAAAACCATATTGAATGATTTCTTAAAAAATGTTAGTCAGTGTACTGCATTGGAAGGATATTTTATTGGTACTTGTTATGATGGTAATAAAGTATTTAATTTATTACAGTCTACTGAAATAAACAAATCTACCAGTTTAATGAAAAATGATAAAAAAATTTGGGAAATTACTAAAAAATATAATAGTGAATATTACAACGATGACGAATCATGTATCGGTTATGCAATCGACGTATACCAAGAAAGCATAAATAAAACATTTAGAGAATATCTAGTTAATTTTAACTATTTAACTAGATTATTAGAAAATTATGGCTTTGTTCTACTTAGTAAAGATGAATTTAAATCATTAGATCTACCAGATTCAATTGGATGTTTTGATCAACTATTTTCAAGCATGGAATTGGAATTAAAAAAAGATAAAAGATTGTCTAACAAAATAGGTAACGCGCAGTTTATGTCGAAAGAAGAAAAACAAATATCATTTCTAAATAAGTATTTTATATTTAAGAAAGTAAGAAATATTGATACTGAAACTATTGTTCCACTAAAAGAAATGGACTCAAAAACGGAAAAAGAATATGTAGAAAAATTTAGTGTAATTGATGAAACATTAAATCTTGTTGAAAAACAATCTGTCGAAGAAAAATCGAAAAAAATGGCGGAAAAATTATTAGGAGAATTAGATAATACAGATTTAGATCCAGCAAAAGATAAACTGCAGCAACCGGAAAAAATCAAATTAACTATTGGTGAGAAATTAAAAAATAAAGAAGAACAGAAAAAAATTAAGGAAGAAAAGAAACAACTTAAGGAAGAAAAGAAACAACTCAAGGAAGAAAAGAAAAAAATCAAGGAAGAAAAGAAACAAGTTAAGGAAGAAAAATAGAAAAAAAATATAAAATTATAAAACAATATAAAATTATTATGGTAATAATTATAGTTAATACTTACATAATATGGCTTATATAAATATACCATCTTTAAACTATAACAACTTGAAATTTCATCTTACATTTAAAGAAAAATCAAGCACACAAGAAAAAATTTTTATATCTTATTCTTTAAATCACTATTTATCAAATATTAAATTACAAATTCATGATCATAATAATTTTTGGGATTATTATAAAAAATTAACAAACCCATATGAATATATACACACTCAAGTACCAGATATAAAAGTTTCAATATGTAAATATAAACCTTTATCGCGATCATTTTTTAAAATGATAGAGATTATAAATACATTTTCTTTTTTATCCGAAAAAAATACTATTAACTGTTTTCATTTGGCCGAAGGACCAGGTGGTTTTATTGAAGCATTTAATTATAAACGTAATAATAAAGGAGATAAATATTATGGCATGACTTTAATTGCTGAGGATATTAATATTCCTTCGTGGAAAAAAAGTTCACATTTTATTAATAATAATAATAATGTAATTATTGAATATGGTTCAACTAAAACCGGAGATTTATTTATGAAAGAAAATTTGATATATTGTTTTAACAATTATGCAAATTCTATGGACTATATTACCGGAGATGGTGGATTTGATTTTTCTGTCGATTTTAATAAACAAGAGGATCTATCTATGAAATTAATACTCGCTCAAATATTTTTTGCAATAATAATGCAAAAAGAGGGTGGTAATTTTGTTTTAAAAATATTTGATATATTTAAACTTAAAACAGTCGAGATCATTTTTTTACTGACTAATTTGTATGATTATGTATACATATATAAACCATATACAAGTAGAATAGCGAATTCAGAAAAATATATTGTTTGTAAAAATTATAAAAATAATAATAAAAATATCACCAATGAAATTATTAATAATTTTGATTATTTATTAGATAATATTGACTGTATATATTCTTTATTTAACATTGCGTTGCCTAAATTATTTTTGAAGAAAATAGAAGAAATTAATGCTATATATGGTCAACAACAAATTGAAAATATTAATACCACATTAAATTTTATTAGAGAATATATTAATATTAAACATAATAATTATCATGTTTCGGACAGCGAAGGAGATGATATATCTTATGAAAATAAATTCAATCCTACAATCGATCCTTATATTGATTGTTCTAATAATATTAATCCAACACGTATAGAAAATTTTAGAGATACCGAATTAGTTAATGATTTATTTAAATTAGATTCAAACAATAGAGCATATAATAGCCCCATTATAAATCCTAAAACTAAATTTTCTTATATATTGAATGAAAAACAGTTTACATTAAATCATAATGATATAGCTTTCGGTAATATTAGCCGTTCATCCAGTAATACTGATAATGATAATGATAATGATAATGATAATGACAATGACAATGACAATGATAATGGTAGTAAAAGTTCTTCTTGTAATGAAAAAGAAGAAATTTTATGTAATTTAATTAAAGATACTAAATTTTTATCTATATCTAATTATGATAAATTTAATAATAAAATAAATGTTTTAAAAAATATAAATATTCAAAAAAGTGTTAATTGGTGTAATAAATATAATTTTTCAATAAATAAACATTTTGCAAACATATAGTATCATATATGAGATACTAATCAATATTTAATTGTTTAAAAATAATTCATATAAATTAATTTATTTTAAAATTCTTATGTTGGAATATTTTTTATTTTTAGACCCAATGCTGCCCGATCTACAAGTTATGCAACCAGGCATTATCCCTAAATTGTTGAATGTGTCGGACGTAGAAGATTTATTATGCGCGGTTCTACCAAATCTATTATAATCTGTGGTTGGTAAATAGCATCGTCGGGAATCTACGTCTTGTGCACAATATTTTATTGCGGCGATTCTAGCTGAACTTGAAATAGGACCCTGTACTTTATATTTTGTGTTTGATGGATTATTAATTGGAGTACAATTATTGATTACTGAACAATCAGGATACGATACTAAATTGGTATTAAAACTTGTTAGTGGTAAATTTTGATTAAATGTTTTACATTTTTTTCTTAATAATTCTTTATTTGAAACGCTATAATCAGTATTAATTATAGTAGATGCCGGTTTAATTATAAAACAATTTTCATTACATGTTACATTATTTAAATTTAATATATATTCATAATCTTTTTGATATAAAATATTACATTCTACAGATGTAATATTTGTTCCGCCGGGTTTATCTAAACCCCCTATATATGATTGATTACTATTAACGCTGTTATTACTATTTAAATTAATAGTTTGTTTTCTGTAATGTTTTATTGGATTTGCTCTAAATCCACAATTATTTGTATAATTTTTTATATCATTGGGTAAATCATTTTTTACTCTTTTAGAAGCAACTACGGTTTTATTATTTGAAATATTTTTCCATGATTCATACGGCATTCCACCTGGTAGCCATTTATTATATGCATTTTGTTGATTACCATTGTTTAAATGTAGTCTCATTATTATAATAACATAATAAAATATTTTCTATTAATATATATATATATATATATTGAATTATGAATTTTAATAAAATATTTTCTAGTGTCATGAAACGCGAAAATTCTATTAACATACTAAACCTGGGATATGTAACCCTAATCATAAGTCTAGTAAGTCTAATAGGTTTATTTCTTTATAGCTTTAAAGATTCGATTATTACTTGTTATTATTTTATAAAAAATAAATTTAAAATTGTAGAGGGAAATTCACTAAAAGAAAAAGGCGAAGACGAAGAAGGTAATAAACGCGGCGTTGAAGACAAATACAATACAACTAGTAATTTATTGCCCCCGGCTGATCATGTTGTAGAGTAAGTTATGATATTACTTCTATATATTTCAAAATTTATTAATATATACAAAACCCGCCCATTGGCTTTAGTATTTTTCACATCAAAGATAATTCATGTTATTAATATTTTATATTATTTGGTAAATATAAAATATTATTATATTATAATTATTATGGCAAATCAAAAATGTATTGTTGATAATTTTGGTGGCGCGACTCATCCTTATAGTTTTTGTATTAAACCCATAGATGAAATGATTGATCAAGATAAAATAAAAAGACAAAGTGGAGGTTTTAATATGGTTGGTATAACCGAAGGGGCAGCGGGACTTGTTAATTATGCGAGTTCACTGGTTAAAGATCCGTCAACTGCAATATCTAGTACCTGTGGTGGAGTATTAGGTAATAAGTATGTATTAAAAACCGAACTGAAATGTAAAAATTTGAATGAAAATGTTCATTCTTATATAAATAATATAACAGAATTTAATATTATTACACAACGTGAAGATTCAAACGTCGGTATTGTTCCTGCTGCAATGGGTTCTGCTCTTCAAATAAATGCTTTACCCATATTAAAAGCACTAGTTGATGATCCTAAACAAAATTGTATGAAAGTCGAATTGCCATGTCATATTGTTGATAAAGATAGCAAAACCAGGTTTTCTGGCGATAGTCCGACCGTTGCTATTACGGTTTCGGCCTATGATGAATTAGTTGGAAATAATATAATAACACCGTCTGATGCACAACGCCGAGAAAGACAAGTTATAGAAGATAGTATCTATAAAGAGAAAAAAGATCCATTTACTAATTTACACGAATCAATACATACTTATTTAGATGATAATCCAGAATTATTAAACATGAAACAAAATAATTTTTATGACAATAATAATCTTGATGATATAGATAATTCAAATAACGTAGATAATGATATTTTATTTAATTTATATTATCTACTTTTATCTGTATTTTTGTTATTTTTAATATTTAAAATTATTAATAAAAAGTAAACAACATAAACTATTCATTTAAATAATTATAAACCATATTATTATTGTTTATATTTGTTATTTCTCCGGCCAATATTGATTCTTTATATATTTCTCTTAATACATCGTTGGGTGCATAACTTCCTGCTTTTATTAGATTTTTATCTATTAAATGATTTTTAATATCCTGCAATGATTTTTGTTGTAAAATAGAAACTTCACGTTTTATATTTTTTTGAGTCTCTCTATTTTTTATTAATATACCAATTCTATTTTTACCCTTTATTTTACCCAATTTATAAGTATACGTTCTTGTTATTTTTTTAATTTTTGGTATATTTTCTGATGCTATTGTTGTATCTTTTTTTACTTGTAATGGTTCAACGGTTGTATCTAATTTAATATCGTCCATAAATTGTTTATCTGATAATTCTAATTTTTCATTATTATATATTAATTTATTAATTTTGCTATAAGGAAATTCAATTGAAGATTCGTCTACGTCTACAGGATTCATTTCTACAGGGTTCATTTCTACAGGATTCATTTCTACAGGATTCATTTCTACAGGTTTCATTTCTACTGGTTTCATTTCTGATGGTTTCATTTCTGCAGGTTTCATTTCTGCAGGTTTCATTTCTGATGGTTTCATTTCTGATGGTTTCACTATTTGCCGTTCTTGATCTTCGTGTAGTTGTTTTATTTCAAATTTGTTATTATCATCATATATATTATTTTCCAATGAAATTTTTACTCTTGGTTTTAAATTATCATTCATTTTTTGAGTTCTATTTAATTGTCTAAATGTTGGTTTTGAACCATTTTTTAAACATCCATAACTATTGTATATAGATGAATCGGGTAAAATGTTTTTATTAATTAAATTATCGGGTAAATCTATGTTAACATCCGCATATGATATATTACTTTTTATTGTATTGTTCTTTTTTCTCTTTTCTTTACTTTTTTTTGCTAAATCTTGAAGAAAATTGAGAGATGTGTTAAATTCACGCTCAAAATCAGAATTTTCAGAAATATTTTTTTCAAATAAATTTTTATCGTTTAAATTATTATTTTCTTTTTCTTTTTTAATCTTATCTTTTTCTTGGTTATTTTGGCGATCTTGTATCTTTTTCATTAGTTGTCTTTTTATTTTGTTTGTTTTTGATGAATTTTCTTCATCTATTATTGGTTTTTCTCTTATTCTAACCGATTTACTTTTTTTATCTTTTTTCGATTTACCATTTAATTTAAATAATTCGGGGTTTATTTTTAAAGTTCTATTATTTCCAGACATATTATTATAACTTCTTATTTATTATAATTAATTTTTACCAATTTTTATAAAAATTGATTTAAATATAAATCAAAACAATATAAGGATATAAAATACATATTTTATTAATATGAATCATGAATTAGATAAAAAAAATAAAAATGATAAAGGAGATGAAATAGATGAAATAGATGAAAAAAATAAATATACTAAAATAGCGAGTTCAGAAGAACCATGGGTTTTTGTTGAATCATATTTCAGAAATCAGCATTTAAAACAGTTAATTCGCCATCAATTAGAAAGCTATAATTATTTTGTAAATACTCAAATTGTAAATACTATTGGTATGTTTAATCCTGTTCATATTTGTTCTGATCATGATTATATTAAAGATTATGATCTTCATCGGTTAGATGTGGATATTACATTTGAGAATTTTAGTATTCACCGACCACAAGTATATGAAAATAATGGAGCTACTAAAATTATGTTTCCACAAGAAGCACGTCTTCGTAATTTTACATATGCGGGCTCTATGACGGTAGATCTAAATATAAAATATACTGTTAGAAATGGTGAAAATTATAAAAATGTATTAAATTATCAAAAAATACTCAAAAATATTCATATTGGAAAATTACCGATTATGTTACGGTCTGATATTTGTGTACTTAATCAATATAAACATTTACACACCAACCAGACAGGCGAATGTAAAATGGATCCTGGTGGTTATTTTATTATTAATGGTTCTGAAAAAACTTGTCTAGGACAAGAACGAGCCGCTGAAAATCAAATTTATTGTTTTAATATTTCTAAAAATAATACTAAATGGAATTGGTCTGCCGAGATGAAATGTATTCCCGATTGGAAGTGTATTTCTCCCAAGCAAATTAATATTATGATTTCTTCTAAAAATAATGGTTTTGGTAATGCCATTTATTTACAAATTCCCAGACTAAAAAATCCGATTCCGCTTTTCGTGGTATTTCGTGCTTTTAATATTATTAGTGATAAAGATATTTGCGAAAAAATCATTCTTGACATTGACGAAAAAAAATACAAAAGAATGCTATATGGATTACAGGGTTCTATAGTAGATGCTAATAATTGTCTAACATATGATTCTGCCATTCGTTATATTACATCTAATGTTATTTATACACCTTTAAATGTAGATAAAGAAACCGGATATAAACGTAAAAACGATTTTGCATTTGAAGTTATTAATAATGATATATTCCCCCACTGCAAGTCCAACGAACAAAAGATTTATATGCTTGGTTATATGGTTAATAGACTACTGCAAACATCATTTGAATGGATTCCCATATCCGATCGTGACTCATATCTTAATAAACGCATTGATTTAACAGGTTCTCTTATTAATAATCTTCTTCGCAATTATCTCAATAAACTTGTTAAGGATATGCAAAAACAAGTTGTTAGAGAAATTAATAACGGATCATGGAAATCAAATGAAGATTATGAAAATATTATTAATAGTACAAATATTTATAAAATTATTAAATCTACTACTATTGAAAATGGCATTAAAAGAGCATTGGCTACTGGTGATTTTGGCATTAAACAAATTAATAGTAATAAGGTAGGTGTTGCGCAAGTTCTTAATCGCCTTACTTATATTTCTAGTATTAGTCATTTACGCCGTGTAAATACCCCCATTGATAAAAGTGGTAAATTAATTCCACCACGACGTCTACATAATTCATCATGGGGCTTCTTATGTCCGGCCGAAACACCAGAAGGTGGTTCTGTTGGTATTGTTAAAAATTTAAGTTATATGACGCATATTACTGTGCCATCTAATTCCTCAGGATTATATGACTATATTTTACCACTAATTATTAATGTTAATACATTATACGATAAACCCAAAGAATTATATAATAAAGTCAAGGTATTTATTAATGGTGCATGGGTCGGTATTACCAACGAACCAATAGAACTTTATAACAATCTAAAAGAAAAAAAATACAAAGGAATTATTAACATTTATACTTCGATTGTATTTGATTATAAATTACAAGAAATCAAAATTCGTAATGATGCAGGAAGACTTACCAGGCCATTGTTTAAAATTAAAAATAATCATCTTATTTACACGAAAAATATTATCAATAAACTACAAAATAATGAACTTAATTGGAACGATCTTTTATATACTGGTAATATATCTGAATCTGTTATTGAATATGTTGATTCATACGAACAAAACAGTTCTATGGTAGCAATGGAACCTGGTGAACTAAAATCTAATAATTCAAAATATATTTATCATTATACACACTGTGAAATTCATCCAAGTACTATATTTGGTATTCTTGCCTCGTGTATTCCTTTTCCTGAAAATAATCAATCTCCGAGAAACACATATCAGAGTGCTATGGGTAAACAAGCGCTCGGTATGTATGTTACTAATTATGATAACAGAATGGATAAAACTGCTTATGTCTTATCTTATCCTATGCGACCATTAGTTGATACGCGGCTCATGGACCTTCTTCAACTAAATACTATACCGTCAGGCGAACAAGTAATTGTTGCAATTGCTAGTCATGCTGGATATAATCAAGAGGATAGTCTTCTATTTAATCAGGGCGCAATTGATCGTGGGTTATTTTTGGCCACTATTTACCATACTGAAAAAGATGAAGATAAAAAACTATATGGCAATGAAGAAATACGTTGTAAACCCGATAAAACGATAACCAAAAATATGAAATTTGCAAATTATGAAAAAATTAATAGTCAAGGTATCGTTCCTGAAAACACACTCGTTAAAGATCGTGATATTATTATTGGAAAAATTCTACCAATTAAAGAAAATAAAAATGATTATACTAAAACTATCAAATATACAGATGAAAGCCACGTATATAGAACCAATGAAGAAACATATATAGATAAAAATTATATTGAATGTAATGGCGACGGTTATAATTTTTGTAAAGTACGGTTAAGAAATTATCGTAAACCCGTTATTGGAGATAAATTTAGCAGTAGACACGGTCAAAAAGGAACTATCGGTAATATCATCTCGGAAAAAGACATGCCTTTTACGGCAGACGGATTAAAGCCGGACATTATTATTAATCCACATGCTATTCCTAGCCGAATGACTATTGCCCAATTAAAAGAAACTCTTCTGGGTAAAGTATTAATTCAATTAGGGCTTTTTGGGGACGGTACAAGTTTTAGTAAATTTAAAATTTCAGACATTACAAAAGAATTACAAAAACTTGGTTATGAATCTAACGGTAATGAAGTTATGTATAATGCACTTACAGGCGAACAACTACCATGTAGCATATTTATTGGTCCGGCTTTTTACCAACGGCTTAAGCACATGGTTAACGATAAACAGCACAGTAGATCTATTGGTCCAATGGTTAATCTTACCAGACAACCCGCAGAAGGCAGAGCCCGCGATGGTGGTCTTCGTTTTGGTGAAATGGAACGTGATTGTATGATTTCTCATGGCGCGGCTCGTTTTACAAAAGGAAGATTATATGATGCATCTGACGCATATAGTTTGCATATTTGTAATAAATGTGGTCTAATTGCCGCATACAATAAAGTTCAACAAATTCATATATGTAATACTTGTGAAAATAGGACAGATTTCAAATATCTTGAAATTCCATATGCTTGCAAATTGATGTTTCAAGAATTACTCACCATGAATATTGCACCCCGCATAATTTGTCAATAAATTTATATTTCATCGCAAAACTTCATATTTTTTTATTTATTCAATTACATTAATTAAAATGTTCATAATAATATATTATCTAAAAAAATAATATATTATTATATTAATTATAAATGGCATTTCTACCATCTACTTTAGGCGGAGGAGAGAAAGGAACCCAACCACAATTATTTGGACATATGAATGGCGGCAATGAACGCTCGATTTCTAGAAAATATTTAGCAAAAGCTTTTGGCAATATGAAAAACGATGGTCTTGGGTCTTCACCATTACTATATAGTAATAATCGTTTAGGACCATTCAAAACCGCTTATAATGCTGGTGATGTTACTACTAATGAGTATAGTGCCGTTGACCCAAAGTATGGTTCGGAGGCCAACCAGGTTGGTGGTAATAATTTATCAAGAATTCAAGGCAGAGGAGACGGTGTTTCAAAAAATGGTATTGCTAGTTATTCGGGAAATCCTAAATTTGTTCATGACGGATCGGATTATACGAGATTTAAAAAATTAATGGCTGCTAACAATAATTACAATGATAATTCTCATGGTGGTGCTAATAATTCGCAATCACAATCACATATTAGAAGAGCACGTGCATAAGTTTAATTTGTCTATTTTATTATCATTTTTATATATAATAATATACCCTATCTAATTATAGATTACAATTTATACTATATAATTACTTGTACTATAATATAAATATTATTTCTAATAGTATTTAGAAATAATAATAAATATTTATTATATTTATATAATAAAATGGTAAAAAAACCAAATAAAAAATCCCCGTTAAAACCTGAAGCACCCGTTGCTCAACCTGAAGCACCCGCTGCTGAACCCGAAGCACCAGTTGCTGAACCCGAAGCACCCGCTGCTCAACCTGAAGCACCCGCTGCTCAACCTGAAGCACCCGCTACTGAACCCGAAGCACCCGTTGCTCAACCCGAAGCACCCGNTGCTGAACC